CCAGTAGTACCATTTTCCGTCTGCTGTCACTAAATAGATGTTATTATTTCCTGTAGGAAAAGCTGTTTGTAATGCAGATAAAGTCGCATATGCACCTTTTGGCGATCCATTAGCAAGACTTTGTGTAACGGTATCAACATAAGTTTTATCTGCTTTTTTTGCTATATTTGTATTTGCAGTATCTAAATCACTTTGTAGTGCCTTTTGGGCCAAAGACGTCGTAAGCGAATCCACTTGTGATTGAATGCCGCTTAAATCCGGTGCCACACTTTCCTCATCTTTTTCAGTTCCTGCTTCGGTTGCCCATACTTGGAAAGATTGCTTTCCTACCGAAGCTCGTAAGGTGATGTTTGAGATTGTTTCTTGTATGGTAATGCTTTGACCTGACGTTAACGTTCCTGTTTTGGAGCCAATCGTATAAATGAGATTGTTTCCACCGCCATTGGTGACTTTTACCAAGTCTTGAGGTTTCTTAAAAGGGAATACAGTATCTGTGGTTCCAACTGATTCAATATAGTTGGTCACGACTTCCCAATCAATTTTTGTCATTCCATTCACCTCTATTCGGTTGATATTCCATATACATCGGTAATAGGGGTAATACTTGCTTTTCTTCTGCGTTTTAACTCTTCGTACCGGTCATTAAAGAACGATGCCGCTTGTGTGTTTTCCGTTAACAATAAGTGTGCCGCTAAACCGTAGGGTAATATCATTTTCCCTGTGCGATCATCGACTGACAATGTACTGTTTTCGTCTGTGATATCCGTTGCTGTTGACAGTAATTCATTTTGTAAGATGGTTAAAATGGACCAGGCTTTCTTCTTGTAGTCGTCATCGTACCCTTCAAAAGAGCCATCGGAGCTGGTCTCATCCATTAGATCCATAGCCTTAATAAAAACATCTTGTGCGAGCATTACCTCACCTCATTTCCATAAAAAAAGAGGACAGAGTTTACCCCTGTCCTCAAGTTCTTACTTCTTCTTTGTGTCTTCTACTTCTTTTAATCCAGCATTACGGAAAGCGACCTCTTGCACTTCGTCCCGTGCTTCCAGTTTTTCACCGTTTTCTGCTACAAAAATTTTACCCATTTAAATCACCTTCATTAAGCAGTTTTGTGAACGTAGATAGCGTTTGCTTTGTTGTTTAGTACGAAAGCGTCGTATCTGATACGTCCTTCAATAAGATTTCCGTTGATTCCAGGAGGATTGTCGTGGATCTTGTAATCTTGCAATTTTTTAGGCGCTACAGTTGCAATGCTGTTAGTCATGATGAATGCTGTGTTAGCTGGAAGGTAAATAGACGGTACCTTTACAATTTTCACACCGTCAACCTCACCTACTTGACCGTTGATCAACATATTTTGAGCAATTTCAGACGATTTGATAAAAGTATTATCCAGTTTTAATAAGCTGTAGTAAGCAGGTGTAACAAATGCTACACGACCGCCTTGAGGTACTTTATCCTCGTCTAATGCCACACCACCATTTAATAGAACGCTGTAAGCATTAGAAGCTGTGACGGCTGCTGTTGCTGTATTTCCTGCTGCGATACCAGCTGCACTCATAGCAGCCAGACGGTAAGTGTCGATTTCTGGCACGATGACTTCGTCAATTTGACGAGCCAATGCTTTACCGGCTTCCATGACATTCATGGTGTCTTGTTGGTTCTTTTTATCGATAACGAATGTGAAAGAACGGTCGCGAGTAAGAGTCATGGTTTGTGTTACGTTGCCAAGTTCTGCCGCTGTACCATAGCGAGTTGTACCAGTCATGGAATAGTCGCCCATTGCAACAGTTGGGATAGAATAAACGGTTACTGCGTTCACTCCTGCCCAATCATAGTTGTTGTTTACTGCTGCATCTGTTAAAGATTTTAATTTAAAGCGCTCATCGACGGCGCTGGAATATTTCGACGCGAGATTTACTGCCATGGGTTATCACTCCTGTTATTTAAAATGAGTTGAATCCCTTCAAGAAAGGATCTTCGCTTGCTGTTTCATTGCTTCCATGAGCCGTTACACCGCTCACAGGAGCTTTCTTTGCGTTATCCTGGTTCTTTTTAAGGGTTGCTAATTGTTGTCTTAACTGATTGTTTTCATGTTCGGCATAGGCATAACGAAGGGGAATACCCTGTTGATTCGCTTGCCATACAGATTCCGGGATTACATCTGTTTCGGGGTTAAAATCCTTACCGTTTGCATCCCGATAGTATTTAAAGAAGTCCGCAAACTCTTGTTGTTGCTTGGCTTCCTGCTGTTTTTGTTGCTGTTCTTGCTGTAATTGCTCTCTGAATCTACGATTCTCTAACATTTCTTTTGCGTATTCTTCGGGAATGTTTTGCTGAATGAGTTCGTCTAATTGCGCTTGCTCCTGGTATTGGCGCACGGCTTCGACATATTCATCCACGCTCATTCCTTGTTGCTGGGCTAACTGTTCAACGAGTGCCAAACGTGGATCACTTTCAAGCGCTTGTAAACGTTCCTGCACTTTGTCGTAATTTAAGCCCTTTTGAGCCAGTTCACGGGCAGTCGCTTCATCCAGCTCCATTTCTTCTTTGTTATATTTAACTTTTAAGAAAGGGGAAGTCTGTTCAGCTTGCTCGGTTTGTGGCTCTTGTTCCGGTGCTTCTGTCTGCTCGAAACTGTCAGTTTGTTCGGTCGGTGTGGTATCCTCTACCGATTCCCCTGTATCAGTCGGCATTTCGAAGTCATCCGGTAAAATCATGTCTTCACTCATGTGTAATTCTCCTTTCCAGCTATGGTTGGCTGTAGAGCAGTTTATAACGTCATGCTTAGGACAAAATTAAAAGCCCCTATTGTTTAGGAGCTTGTTGTTGTGGTGTATTCATTTGTTGCTGTGTCTGTATGTGCTGTAGCATATCTTCTGCCGTCAGTTCTATGCCAGCTAATCCGGCTAATTGCATCTGTCCGGCTGGTGGCAAGTCGTTATAAGCGATACTTAAATTAGGAATATCTTGCTGTGGCTGTTGGTTCTTCATATTCTCTTTAATCTCATTAATGAGTTCTTCCTTCTTCGGAATATACTCATCCGGGATTCTCTCGAGATACTGAATGAAATCAACATGCCCTTGAGCCAGTAGGTTATCCAGTGTTTGCATCATGGTAATTTCAGACCAATAAGAAGCTTCGCCCACATCAGCACGTACTTTCAACCATATGTCTTTGAATTCATCAAAATTGTATGTGACCACTTGTTTTTGGGTTATTTGTTCTCCTGTTTCTGAATTTACTGTAGGAACATCCATCACGACAGGTCTTTGTCCATAACGGGCTCCGATCATGTCTAACAGAACATGACCAATTTCTTCAATCCACTCATAAAGGTTAGCTTTCGGGTTTTCGAGTGGTATAGCTGAAGACTTTTGGACCGCAATAATGGCACTTGTGTTTTTGGGATTATCGATTTGCCCCATTGCCGCATCTGATATCCCTAACATTTCTTTGGTATATTGCATCATCATGTCTAGTGCTTGAATGATTTGGGCGCTCATATTGGCTGGCTCTAAGTATCCAGCGACATTTTTAATAGGTGCGTTTAAATCTAAGCCACTAACTCCAATAGATGTACCGATTTCATTATCAAAAACATCGATATAGTCTGCGTTGTATACTGCTTTGGGAAAGGCAGTCATCATTTGATGATAAACAATCATAGCGAACATTCTGTTAATCGTAATTTGATTGGGTAAAATCTCCGTACAAATAGCTCTACCATGATAGCTGTTCTTCTGTTTTTCCCAATTGAGCCAGGCAATCGGATAACGTGTTAACCCTGTATCAATATCCTCGAAAATGTAAGCTGATTCTACGCTCTTAGTCGCTGTAATGGTTGTAACTTCTTCAACAGTTGTTTCACCTGTTTGCTGATCTATTTTTTCGCGTTTTACTTTCTTTTTACGGTACACAATAATGTATAAAGCCTTGCCATACTCATCGGCATCGACTTCAATCTTGGCATTATCGCCCATTTGATACTCATAACTCTTATCAGACTCAATTATGTTAATCTCTTCTTGATTCTCTCGGTATCGTTTGGCTTCTTCTTGCAAGTTCTTTACCATATCACGACCAATAACAATAATGTAAGGTTGTGCTTCTACACTTGGATTGTTCGCATTCCCAAACATGATATTGCCGCCATCAATCAATTCCATACAAATTTCGCCCTCTAAGTCAGGATATTGCATCCCAAAAGGCTTTTTCGTAACATCCCAATAAAAATGCGCTGCTGAATCTCCGGTAATGGCTGCATCAAATAACGCATCTTTGATCTTGAAATCCATTTTGAACTTTTCAAACAGGTTTTCGACCTCTGCATTGGCAAAATCAGAAGGTGTCAGCTCTGTGCCATTGCCGTCATCGGTGTTTAAGAGTGGTTCAAAGTGTAATCTCGTTTTGGATGAGGTTAAAGAAGCGATAAAGAACTGAATCACACGCTTAATCACGTTAAAGACAGGTTTCGGCATGTTCTCCGTCTCTAGGTTTCTCCATTGATCACCCTGGAAGAAAGCTAAGTTTGCATCTACTGTGTCGTAATAGTTAGGTTTTAAATTGTTGTTGTACTTTTTCCCGGCTTCATAAAGCTGCCAATCCTTCGTTTTATCTGCCAATTACATCACCTTCTTTTTCTGTAACGCCGTATCCACATCATAGGAGAATAACTTTTTAAAATGCTCGTTATACTTCTTTATTTGCTCTCTCTGCTTCATTTCTTCTTCGGTAAGGGGATTATCCCTTTTCGGTGCTTTCGTCTTTCTAGCGCCCATCAAGTACGCTGTAAATAGGCAATAAAAAAAGAGTACTCCGCTGAGCACTCCTAAGATAAATTCCATATTAATTCACCCTGTTTCTTACGACATCGACTAAATACTTAGGTTGATCTAGGTTATCGCCTACATAGTTTTCGCATTCCTTATTGAAACAGAACATGGGAATGTTCACATAAGCAATTGTTGGTGCATCTGGTGTTGTATCATTTTCAAAATCCATCGTGGATTTTCCTGTTCTAAGTAAACTGTTACACTTTGGACAATGGTCCATGTTTACCACCTACCGTTTTATATATCTTCTTTGATATAAACTTGACCGTTTTGGGCTGTATAAAAAATATCCCTCTTTGATGTAATTATATAATCCACTTCAGGTATCTTTAAAACATTCATTTCTGTAATAATAGTTTGGAGTTCGAAAGTAACTATTAGCTTTCTATCCGCTTTTCTATATACAACTAAAATCTGCATTAATTTGATCACCACCTCGTAAATGCTTTGACTTTCGGTTTCCCGCCTGTCATCTGTTTGACGGCTTTTGCGTGTTTCTCTTGTGGAGTCGGATTATCGGGGTCACTCTTATGCTGCTGTTCTTCCTTGAACTTCATAATCTCATCATTGAGTCCATAACGGATTGAATCAATGGAGTGATTGTTCTTGTCAGGGAAAGCTGCTTTAAAGTTTCCGTTAACATCCTTATCCAATTCATAGGTCAAAAACTCCCTGGCTGTATCGGGACATCGTAGGTCATCTATAATAATAGCTTCTAAGCTTTGCAGAAACTTAATGCCATAATTGATGGAGTCTGGACCTTTCTTGACGGCAACCACTTTAAGTCCATATTGC